TTGCACTATGCCATTGTCGACGCGACCATCCTGGCTCACGTCTACCGATGAGCTCACGCTCGTTCGATTCAGGAAAAATGGAGGCGTGGTCGAATCGACTGTCTGCTTGTTTAGAAGCGTGTCGATGCGGTCCACGATGCCCTTGATACGCGCCATCGAGACAGCGCCTGACTGTGTATCCCAGCACCACACTTGATGGCTTGATGTTGTCACGATACGGCCACCACACATCGACTGTTCGTCAGTCTGACCACCATCAGTGTGACGAACCACGATGTATGGCACTTGTGGTTGACGAAGGGATATCGGGTCCTTCTCAGGAGCGAGGTACAGGTAGATGCCCTGCTGATAGTTCGGTGCGCGATTGTCCACCGCCAGCAGTCCCTGGAGCGTCGCATCTGCTGTGAGCGTGTCATAGATCCACTCGTCAACGACTAAGGATTCAACCATTGAAATATCTCCTCACGACGCTCGTGAATGCCGCCCACGCCTTATCGGATGCAGGAATCGCAAATGGTCTATTCTTTACGAACTCGAGAATCTTCCCGTATGGTGCGGCGATGCTCACGATGTACTCGTAGTCATTGACGCGACCGACAGTGATGGACGAACGCAAAGCGCCTGTGAGGACAGCTGGTGCTTGTCCTGGCGCGGATGCCTGATGCGTCCTATTCTTCCCGATCTTGTAAACCCGACCAGACTTCTGACCAGTCATCGATGCAATCATCAGACGCATGGCCTTCGCCGCCGTCTCCTGAAGCCAGATAGACAGCACACGAAAACGATGCTGAGCATCGTCGAAGCCAGACAGGTCGACCTTGACTGTCACGGAGCGAGGACCTCGATGAGCAGTGGACCGAAGCGTCGCACCGTGGTCGATACCGTGAGCGTCAATGTCAAGCGAACTACAGCTGCTGTTGGGTACGCGTTCGGATTCAAGACCGTCACGATTCCCTGTGTCGCCATTGACTTCGTGAGCGTCACGGAACCAGACACGAAGGAATAAGCCACGCCTGTCGCAGCGTTCGTGTATATGGCGCTTAGCGTGCCTGTCGTGATGTCAATCGGTGAGCCGTTCTCATCGACCAGACGCACGACGAATGTATGCCAGTCACCGACCCATGCAGCCACCTGAACGACCTGTTCTGGGTCCTCGGTGATGTTGATGATGTTTACACTCATACTGGCCTCACATAAAGTTTCAGCGGACCGAACACCTGCGTGTCGCTTGCGCCTGTTGTCCTGGTCACAGTCACAGTGTACGTGCCTGAAGTGTTTGTCACCGTAGTCGTAAGACCGAAGGACAGGCGCCCATTGTCGGCATACGTCGCAGTGCCATTGTAGGTCGCCACAAGTGTTCCACCGCTGTTGTATACCTTCGCCGATACTGTTGCACCAGTGATGTCGATTCCGGTCCCGTTGGCGTCTGTTACCTGGACATCGATGCTTGTCGCTGTGCCGACATTGACATCGAGCGGCTGGTCTGCTCCGAGGCCATCAGCCAGGAGTTGATAAGGTCCGATGTGTACGCTCGTCGCAGCTGACACTGGCGATAGAAGTTCCGCGCTGATGTAGTCCGTTCCGTTGTGAAGGAGCGCACCCTTGAGTTCCGTGGCGGCGTCCGTGTCGTTGACAATCGCGTGAATGTCAGCATCCACACGAGACACTCCACCAGACTGATGCAGTGTGACGAGACCTTCCTTCGAGTCCTGATCTGCACGAAGGACGTTCCATCCGAATGTTCCGTGAGTCGTGTGGTCGTTGGTCAATGCACCCCAGACAGCTGATGCAGTCTGTGCAGATGTCAAGCCACCAGAGGACAGTTTGACTGTCATTACCGCGCCGTTTGTACCGCTTGCACCACGCACCACGATCGTAACGTCATCAGCACCAGCAGCCAGTGCGGCATCGGGAATGTCGAGTCTGTACACGCCCGGCATATTGGTTGCGTCTACCTCAGCAAAGCCGCCAGAAGTCCACGCCTGCGCGATTGTACGGGCTACTAGCGGGATTGATACGCTGGCTGTGCGTGTACGGTTGTAGCGAGCTGAGAGACCAGAGGTGGAGGCTGTGAGGCCTGTAGCACCAAGGTAGAGTTCGATGCTTTGGGATGTGGAGCCGGGAGCGATTGTGATGGTGGATGCGTTTCGCTCGGTTGGCAGGTATTGACCAACGGCTCCAATACTTCTGTTAGTGATTGCTCCTGCATCTGGTGAAGTACCAGACCACGCTACACCAAACATATCGGTAGTAGGCGCACCACTTGTTGTACCGAATGATGCATTTGCACTGTTTGGAATACTTCCAAAAATCACCTGATTGACAAGGTTATGAAGTAATGAATAACCAAACTCTAATCCCATCGTTCCAGCTGTAACTGAGTTACTACCGGCAGTGTATGTGCCTGTGTTTGTTACGGTTGTTATGTTACCTATAATCCGGTTGTTGTCTCCGTTAAGAGTGCCTTGATTACTTATACCTGTTGTACAGTTGCTAATAATGCAGTTACGCATTGTCGTTGTAGTTCCAGTATAATTTCGTAATCCAGTTGTACCGCCTAAAACCAAACAGTTATATAGACTGCATGTAACTTGGAATATAGATATTGATTCTGTTCTGACGTTTAGAAATGCTGAATTTGTGATTGATGAAGCATCACCTGAAGCAGTTGTTCCATCTAATGAAAAATACCGCATTCCATAAAAAATACAATTATTAATTTGTGCGTTCAGATTTTGACCAGCAACGGCGGACAAATTTATATCTGATGTAAGTGATGAATTTTGCAAGTTATTAACAAAAACACACGATGTAAGTTTATTGTTACGTCCATTAATTGTGAAGTTGCTTACACTAGATTGTGATGCAATTTCAAAATAGATGTTTTTGAAATGTAAAAAATTCTTACTAACTCCAACAATTAACTGAGTTAGGTTTGCGGCAGTATTGTTAGTAGCTGCGTATTGACTATGTCTTACAAAACCTGCATTTACACCTAGAAACTGTGATGCTGTTGGGTCTCCAATAATCTGGGTTTCAGCGGAATAAGTACCACCAATTGTAACAGTCTCATTGTAATGACCCGGAGCGATGTAGACCGTATCACCAGAACCAATACCTGTGGCTCCAAGTGCTTTTTGAATGGTACGCCACGCAAGCGCAGTTGTAGACCCTAAGCCGGTATTATTGTCGTTGCCGTCCTGCCGAACGTAATAAGTTGCCATTATTCAGCGGTTCCATTTACAATTTCTTGAGCCATTACAACAGCGAACTGGTTGCTGTAGAACTGTTGAAAAGCAGCATCCTGCGTAACCCACCAACCAAATACGCTTGTACCATTCTCACCAAACGTGCCAAGGATATTCCCTGCATCGTCGGTGATATCACCAAAGACAATCCAATCACCGGGACTGTTCGGGTTAGGCTCTAGCCGGTAGTTTTGCAGGTTCATTTACCCACCTTCAAAGCATTAGGCGCAACACCCTTAAACGGCATCGTGAGGAAGCCCAGCGCAGCAGACATCGCAGCAGTGACACCAGCCGCTACAGCCTTGCTTCCGTAAAGTGCCATCACTGCGCCAAGCTCGGCGAGCGTGTCTGCTTCAGCTGTGCGGATGCCATCGCCAAATACAGTCGAGAAGGAAGCAGCAAATGCGACCAGGACAACAACCAACAATCGCGGAATGGATATTGAATTCATCTTTGTAGACTCCCCTCGATCATCGCGACACGACTCTCGAGTTTACCGAGGCGCTCTTCGATGCGTCGCACTTCCTGTGCCTGTCCTGACAGTGTTGATGAGACATTCTCGAGCTTGACATTCAGCACATTGATGCTCACTTGCAATTTAGTGTAGGTTCCAATTACGGCCCCTAATACCAGGACAAGTTGTCCAATCAGCGCTACAACGACCTCGACTGTCATGCCATCACTCCACTTTGTATCTTCACTCTAATATGGTGGCACCAGAGCATATCTCGCATCACGCAGTCGGTTAACCGTTTGACCTCGATCGGAGCGCGATTGTTTGACTGACTTCGTTCGAATGTCCCCAATCGCTTCCGATCACTTCGTAGTATGGTGCGAGGTTCTGCGGATTTCCGGACGTGTAGATTCTGTCATCGGCTTTGACTTCGACCTCCGGTGAACATGTCAGTGTCCACGTTCCAGCCTGTTCAATCATGCCTCCGACAATGCCTTCAGAATCGCCTGTGTTGGCGATTGTGGCGCGAATCTCAGCCACCTGTATCCAGTGCTGGCTGATGCCTCCAATGCCGTCAGACTGGTTCACGTTTCGCCAGATCTGCACACGGTCGCTGTAGGCGTAGTTCGCGAGCGCGACTTTTAGCGCGGTAACGTATGGCGCCGGAATCATACGAACACCATCGGGCTGTATCGCTTAGCCTGGTCGAGACAATGCTCACGGAGTGCGGACATCTTCGCGTCTACTTGTCCATCCTTGACATCGATGAGATGTGTGATGCTGGATGCTTTGCGAATCCATCCCTGTCGCGCAGCTGCGCGGATGTCATAGCGTTCGTTATTGGCTGGACCGATGTCCTGCCACAGAAGGTCGCCGCTTCCATCGTTCACCGTGTAGTTCAGCGTCTGCGTCCACTGTGGGAACTGTGGTTCGGTGGCGCTCGATGTCCCAGCGATAACGCACTGGTAGAGTCTGCCATTCGCGACGGTTGGAATCACGATGTCGCCAACGACATAGGCTGTAGAAGCAGTCCAGACAGACCAGCGTGCGTGGTCATCGACGAGCTGCTGAAGCGCAGTAGAATCCAGCTGTGGATATTGGTCAGATGCGACCATCCATGCGAGGCGTTCAAGTGCTTGTGTCCGTGTGTATGGCATGAGCGATTCCTAGTAAAACAAAAAGGGAACGGGAATGGTATCCCGCTCCCCTTGACTGCGAAGTCAGACAGCCTACGAAGCGGCAGCCTGGAGAACGATGATGGAACCAGGAACCTGATCGGCCACGGTTGCGGTGACGTTTCCGACGTCGAAGCAGTTGAACGCATAGCGCTCGGTCGCCTTGAACGTCAAAGCATCCTCGACGAACTTCACCTGATCGGAAACTTCGACCGTGACGCCACGACGATCGCCGAACGCGACACCCTTGGAGAGGTCTCCGAGGACTGCGAGCGTCTTGGATACACCGGTTGCGCTTGGCATGTTCTGAACGAAGCTGATCGGAATACCGAACAGTGTTGGTTCAGGACCGTAGGCATTCTGGATGTCCATGATGCTGTTTCCAGAGAGTGCAATCAACTTGTCTGCGACAGCGTTGTAGAACACGTTCTTGTGCATGTACCAGCGTGGGTTCGTGGCGTATGGCTGGAGTTTGCCGACCATGGACTGGAAGTTCGCGAGCGTGAAGCTCGAGAGGTTGGTCTGTGAGCCGGATGGTCCGACAACCATGGAAGCGATGCTCGAGAATGTTCCGGAGAGAGCCTTGATGCGAGGCATGATTCCAGTGATGGAGCCATACGTGGATGTACCGTCGCCCTGGAATGCAGCTGCGTCTTCAGCGAGTGCGAGACCGTATGCGAAGTCCTGTGCCAAAGTAGCACCGAAGTCGATGACGGTATCCTCGTTCAGTTCCTTGGACACGATGGTCAGAATCGCGAGTTTCTTGGCTGCGAGTGCGACCTGCGTGAATGCGATGTCGGATGCAGTGATTGCAGTGGCTTCACCAGGATAATAAGTCGTGGTCGAAGTCGATGCATTCGGGACATTGAGGACATCGGATGTCATCGGGTATATGCGGCTGAAGCGACGTGCTACACCGTACTCGTTGCGAAGCCAGATCAGGCTGGACGAAACGATTTCAGGAACAGTGAATCCACCCTGTCCGTTGTCGCCTTCGGTCTGTGACTTGACGCCATTCTCAGCGCACCATCGTGCAGCCTTAGCATTTCCAAGGACTTCGCCACGGACCCACTGTCCGAAGGCGTATGCCTTGAAGTTTGCCTCTTCACGAGTACCAGGGAATGGGTTACGGGTTACACCGCCGGACTTCCATGGCTCAGACTTAGGCGCTTCTGCTGCGACTGGTGCAGGAACGTTGCCGAACTCCTTGAGCATCTCGATGCGCTCAGAGAGGGACTTTGCATTTGCATGGAGGCGAGTGGCTTCGGCCATATCTCCACCGTTGATGAGGACTTCCTTAGCGGCAGCGATAGTCGACTGGCGCTGTCCTTCGAGTTGTTCGATTGTCATTGACTTAACTCCAAGATCATGAGCTCACGGAGGAGTGCAGACTTTGCCTCTTCCACTTCGCTCGAGTATTCGACGATGGTTTCTTCCGTCTCGACCGCTTGCTCTCCAAGCTCAGCCCAGATGGTCTTTGCGAATCTTGTCGACTCGCTACGTGAGAGACGCACTGCATCCCGCAGGCGTCGCTCCACTTCACGGATGGACGTAGGACGCTCGAGCATAGCCTTCAGGCTTTGCGCTTCAGCGACCGGGTCCTTCACTTTGCTGTTCAGTTCCTTCGCACGGTTGGCGAATGCATCGATGATGGCATCCACATGCCCACTGCCGAGTCCACTGTCATATGCAGCTGTAACTCCAGCACACAGACGCTCATAGAGTGCCTCGAGTCCTTCGTGGACCATCTCCTTGTCGAGGTCGCCATAGACAGACTCGACAAATGTCGAAACGTCTTCTCCTGGCGCGACAGGGATAATCATCTCTTCTTCTTCCATGCCTTCTCCATCCATCTCGCCATACATGTCCTTAAGTGACTTGACCATGTTCATCGGTTCCGCCGGCGTTGGCGTGAGCGATGCCTCACCGATTGGCCAGCGTGTGATTTCGTATCGGCCATCAGCAGACTTCTTGCGCTCGACCATGTGACCAGTGGCGCCAGAGGAATATCCAAGTTTGCCAGACTTCGCGAGGTCGGCAATCATCTTCTGATATTCATCAGCCATTTCGACCTGAGCTTCGTACCAGAGACCCTTGTCATCCATGGTGATGTAACCCGTACCGATGCGAGACTTCCCGATTGTTCGGTCCTGTCCGTGATGATAGTAGAGGTTCATCGGGACACGATCTCCGGACTTCATTGGTCGACCGAAGTCGGTCTCCTTCGTGAAGTAGTCGCCCTCGAGGTCCTGACCGCCGAAGCGTACCAGGTAACCACGCACACGACCGGAGTCGTCCGCTTTGATTGCACTCCCGAAGTTCACCAGTGTCTGCATCATAAATCCCTCAATGGCACAACGACTGCCTGTGGACCCCATAGGTCGTTCGGAACAACCTTACCGAAGTCCGACAGGCTGGTGCCTGTTTCCCACATCCTATACCGTGACGGTCCGAGCACCTGTCGACGTTGCGCTTCTGTCAACATCATAAACTGCTCATCCCTCGTCGGAAGTTCCGGCGCTTCGTCGAACGCATCCGGGTCGAGCCCAGCGAGTTCAGCATACGTCGGAGTGATTGGGACTATCGTACACCTACAGTTTGGATGCGATGGAACGATTGTTGCAACAGGGTTCGGTTGTCCATGCAATGCCCAGCATACGGGACAGACGTTTACATCACCAGCAGACACGCGAGACCAGCCACGCACGATAGACAGGTTCGCCTCGAATGTCTGTCGCTGTGCTTCGCGGTTGGCTCGAATCATTTCTGTTCGTGCGATGGTTGCAGCTCGTGATGGTGCCAGCGTCTCATACGTCCGGGCCATGCGACGAGCGACCTGTAGCGGGTTCATTCCTTGGGCGACACCGATGGTGACGTGGTCACGTGCAAATGGTCCAATGGCTTCGTATAGTGCCGCCAGCGGTGAACCATCAGCCGCAAAGCCGACCACATTCGTGATGGCTTCGACCGGGAGTCGGTTCCAGTTGAGATCGATGGCCATCGAGACGGAATCAGGGATACCAGCCACGGCACGCACAAGGTCTTCCTGCATGTCGAGCGAGAGCTGGATGGCGCTTCGCTGTCCGTTGCTGGCGATGTCGGTCGCTCGAGGAGCGAACTCCGTGACCTGTCTGGCCATCTGCTCGTTCAATGCCGCGAGTCGCACCTGGTAGTCATTCAGCGCCGTGACATCTTCGCCTGCTGCCTGTGCTTCCTCAATCGCCTGAGTTATCTCCTCGAGGCGCTGGAGGTTGTCTGATTGCAGAACGCCATACGTCCTCCGCATCTCAGCGAGCGCAGAATCTTCGCGAGCACGAAGCCGGTTCCGGTATCGCTCATTGACTTGATAGATGTCAGGCATCGGCGTCTGTCAGCTCGTAACCATAGTACGGATGATAGGACTTCCCGTTCTCCTTCGGCGCCATGCGCTTCAGAATCTCTTTGCGTGCAGCTGTGGCCCAGCGATATCCAGCATCACCGCCCCATGCAGCCCATGCCACGCGACCAGCGGACGGATAACCTTCCTCACCTGGTCGGAATCCTTCCGCTTCCTTGTCTACTTCGTGACGTCGAAAAAACGAATACATCCGAAGGACAGTCGATTCGCTGAGTTTCTCACCAGCGATGATCTGATTCGCTCGAGCCCATGCGACAGCAGTGCCACCATCACGACCAGCATCACGCCATTCGATGGCGCGTTGCGCTTCTTCCTTCATGTCCTTCGAAGGAATGAACTTCAGCCCGGGTTCATCTGGAGTCTGCTCGATGGCGTACGCCTTCGCTGGCGGCTGAACAGGAATGAGAAGTTCCTGACCATCCTTCTGTACTGGAACAGCAGTCGGATGATAATAACCCTCGTCGTCGTCCGATGGTGTCACACCAGCGACACGCTTCGCGGTTGCGAGGTCAACGATTCCCGCCTTATACAAACGCTCAGCACGCTCAGCGTCTTCGTTCAGGTCAGCCTGGAGCGCAGGGACATTCGCCACATCAAACTCGAGATAATCGCCAGGCTGTGTTTCTTCGTAGTCTGGAAGGAGCGCGATGGTCAACGCTTCAGCCATCTGACGCATCAGCGGAATCATTCCGTCTGTCCATGCCGAACGCGTCGCCTGCTCGAGGTTCGAATAGGTCGCACGCTCGAGACCACTGCCGAGCTGGAGGACGAGAGGATTCAAACCGAGAGCTGCACACACGCGCTCCTCCGGTTTGCGCCGGATCTCATCGAATGCCATCTCGGATGGTTTGTGCGAAACTTGCTCGACCTTGAATGGTCCAGTCATTACCAGGACAGAACCAGCGTTGTCGCCCGTGAAGTCCTGCTGTAGTTTCCGCTTCGTCTGACGTGCATCGTCTTCGGACAGGTCTTCGACTCCGCCCTTGTAGTCAGGTCCGACCATGATGGAAGGCATTCCACCGTTTCGCACCATGCCGAATGCAGCTGATGCAGCGACGTTGTCTGTCGCGATCTCACGAAGGACAGACGTTACAGGCGAGCGACCGAAGCGAGAATCCTGCGGATCTCGACCATACCGAATGTGAATCATGTCCTCGAGCGGAATATCGTACGACGTGCCATCGACCGTGTACTGATACTTGATGAGAGGATTCACCTTGTTTCCAACTGGCCTCACCATGTCAGCTGCGAGGTATTGCAGACCAACGACACGACCAGACACACGGACCTTGCGGAAGTAAGCATTTCCGAGCAGTTGATAGTCTGGAAGCACCCACGACCAGACGAGCGAAGGCGGGACATTCGGTGTCGGTTGCGCGAGGAGTTGGAGAATCGGATGGTCTGCGACTGTCTCGACCTGTCCATCAGGCATCGGTCTACGGACCGCTGGAACACCTTGTGACCAGTTCCTGATGTACCAGTCCATGCCAATCGCGACGATGCTGTTCAGCATCAAGTCGCCAGCCTGATTCCTCCAGTTGAAACTTGAGCCTGGAAGGTTACGTGTCAGCAGGGACCAGAAGTCGCCGTTTCCAGTGCCAGTGAAGTAGGACGTCTGTCGCTGAATCAGCGGAGGCGGAAGGAGTGCGGATGGTGCGGCAGTTGCTTTGCCTCGCAGGCGGTCAAAGAGTCCCATGCTTCTATTGTGTCCTTATCATGTATCAAACTGCACCCCAGCCACCGCCACGACCGACAAGCTCGTCGTAGGCATCGGTGAGCGCGTCGACGATGTCGTCATTCTTGCCGAGTGGAAACACTCGGAGTTCATCCAACAGTGTACGGTTCCAGTCGGCAGCGACCATGTACACGTTTCCACCAGCGACCTGTGAGGCGAATGGTTCAGCGCGAACATCCTTCGCTCCTGTCACCGGCAGGATGTTGACCGCGCTTCCGTGCAGGAGTCTGAGCATGTGCATCGCTTGACTCTTACCAGCCTGCCCCGGGTCCTGTGGAAGGCGCACACGCACACCACGTCCATCAAGTGCAGCTGTCTGTTTGATGAGTTTGTCTCGCTGATCTGTCTCGAACTGTCCTCGAACGACATCGAGAATCCAGATGCGACCATCAGCATCACGACCCATCTTTACACCGACCGTGAAGTCTCCGCTCCCTGCTGTGGCTGCGAGGTCCCAGGCGCGTGACATCTTCGCACAGTTTGGCGTGGCGGCATCGATGGTAATGCGTTCGGTACGGAAGAAACTTCCCTCGCGTGGAGTCGGTCTTTGCTGATACAAAGCACTCCAGCCGTAGTCTCCGGAGTTCGCGACCATGACCTCCTTGATACGTCCAAGTTCCTTCGTGTCGTATCGCTCTGGCCACAGAGCTTCGCCAGGCATTCGCCCGATCTGGTCAGACTCCTCCGCGATTGCCGGAAGGTTGAGGACCGTCCATCGATGCGGTTCCGATGAGATCGCACGGCTGGTGATGTCGTCGTGGTGCCACCTGGTCGAGACGATGATGAGAGCGCCCTTCGGTTCGAGGCGCGTGTAAAGGTCGTCGGTGTACCAGTCCCATGCTTTGTCGCGGAACAGTGCGGATTCGGCATCCTCGCGACTCCTGATCGGGTCATCGATGATGATGCGCCGGAAGCCTACACCAGTTGGAGGACTGCCAACACCGCGCGCCATGAAGGTTCCTCCCTCCGGCATGCTCCACTCATCCTGTGCCGTGTTGTCCTTCGACAACTTTGTCCTGGACGAAACGATCTGTCTGGACTTCCTACTGAAGCGTCTCGCGATGCGTTCATTGTAAGCAGTGACCAGCACGTTCGCGAACGGGTCTCGCTCGATGCAATAGGCGCCGTATCGCACCGTGACTGTCTCAGTCTTACCGTGGCGTGGTGGCATGTGAATCGCCAGTCTGTCAATCTCACCACGCTCGACTGCGTCCAGATGCGAAGCGATGGCGATGAGATGCCGAGCGGTGTACGACCAACCATTCGGGAGCGTATCCCGAAGGTAGTCCAGATAACAGACGGCTGTCTGTGCGCTAGTTACTGTCCGGAGGTTCGGCAGCTGCGGTGAGAAGTTGAATCGAGAAGTTCGCAATGCGCTCATGGAGAGCTGCAATTTGGGCAGCTGATTGGCCATTGATGTAACGCTCACTTTGCGCTGTGCGTGCTATCGCCTGTAGCGCCTTCAGGCTGTCCTCGAGCACAGATGTCAGAAGGTCATCGAGTGACTTCGTTGGAAGTATCGTCGAGGTGATGTCGTGTCGACTGCCTTCGACAGGTGCCTTCATTCTGTCCCGAATCGAGATGATGGTCGTGCGTGGCAATCCACACGACCGTGCAATAACCGAAGGGCTTTGACCAGCAATCAAAGCCGACTCGACCTGTGCGAGAATCTCTGGATCTGTTGTGTTACCCCTTGCCATGATTCTATTCTGCCTCTTCTTGGCGAACTCTGCGCCGGTAGTGCATCTGTCCGTGGCACAGATAACACAACACCTGGACATCCTCCATCTGTTCGCCACCCAATCGAATGTACGTCAGGTGATGGACATCGAGCTTGTATCCATCCTCCTGACGCTTCCCACACTGCTCACACGTCCGACCGGACCGCTCGAGTGCTTTGGTTCGAATATCCTGCCATCGCTGAGAGCGCATGTACTTGCGACGATAGTCGCGCCATGTCTCATCGATGACCGCGCTGGAGGCGCCTATGGCCTTCAGGAGAGAGTAAGTGTTCGCCCATGGCTTCGCCATCACCGACGTTATGATTTTGTCTGTGTCCACTTGATTTCGTCCTTGACCGGATGAAACTCACCCCACATCCAATCGTCCGCGTACAGCGATTCTGGATCGAGTGTGAGGCCCTGTAGAGTCTTTGATTCAGTGTCTGACGTGTGCATCACGAATGCCTCGTATAGATCGACATACCGAATATGGACATCATGGTCAAAACATGCTCGAGTGATTGGCTTGCCATTCATCAATGGCTCGATTACTTCACTGAACTTCATTCGATGACCTTCTTTGCAAAAACAACTCATCCAACTTTTCAGACATGTTTATCAAACTAGATCGCATCTTGAATGCTGGTTCAATGTGAAAACTCGACAAGTCTCTCTTCTGATGTATTCGCAACGCTGTTCTTGTGTCAGTCATCTTTATGAGTAAAAGACCTTCCACTTTAGATGTTTTTACTATCAACCAGCCCACCTGAAATGACCCACATACACCCGCTACTGTTGCGGCAATAATGGTGTCGATAAACTCATTGTCTCCTGGTTCATAAATCATTCGACCACCGTCCAATCTCGCGCCAGGACATCGGTCCCTGTCAATGTTGCGAAGCCCTTCGAGATCCATTGGTTGCTCCCAGTGAGCTCATAGCGCATCAGCGCACCTTCGACGAGTCTGAGTTTCCAGCGTGCTCCATCACGTTGCACAGCTGCACCAGCGCGAATGGAATCCATGATGGTGTCGAATGTCTTACGCGTATAGCCGACGTTCACACCTTTTCCGCAGATCAGGAAATAATCGACGCGAAGCGATGGCTCAGTCGATAACCACTTGTTGAAACGTCGTGTGTCAATGCCATGTGATTCGACAGCCTCGCGACGGTCGATTCCCTGGACAACCATATCTGCGACTTTGGCGACGATGTCTCTCTTCTGGTCGAGCGTGTGCATGACGTCTCGTGGTGTCGATTCGCCACCATGACCAGCTTCGTTGAGCCACTTCGAGATGATGGCCCGTGGCATTCCGATTTGAGCTGCTGATTTGCTGATGCTGTGTCCTTCAGCCATCAGTGCGATAACCTTCGCCAGCATCTCAGCCTTCTGTTCCTTTTTGTACATGTTTACCCCTTCAAGTAAAACACCAGGCACTTCATAGCGGGCGAAGTGCCTGGTGCGACAGCGAGTGTGAAAGCGCAGAAGTTACTCGCTGGCGTCTTCACCGAAGGGGTCTTCGATATCATCGGTCTTGATGGTTGGCTGTGCGATCTTCGTGAGTTTCTTCTTCGCACTCACTGGCGCGACGCTGACGATGGCATTCGTCATGTTGCCACGCGTGTTGAGCTTAGCATCGACTGTGACCATCCACTGCTTTGCGAGCATGTCGTCAACGTCGAGCTGGTGAAACTCAGCCTGTGTCAGGCGGCGCCCGAGCATACCGTCAAGAAGCACCGTGAGTGCCTGGCGGTCGTTGCCGTATCCCTGACGTGTGTACTTGAAGAAGCGGTAGGCGTTGCCGTTGCTGTCGCCATACTCAGTCGTTTCGAACGTGAACTTGAAGTTCGGAAGCATGACGCTCGGGTCATCGTACGATGGACGGTCGACCGACTCGAGGTTCGCCAAACGGCAGACGTATGCACCTGCTGGTGCTGCTTCAAACTGTGAGCTGCCATCGCTGAACGATGCGTTAGAAAAGAAACCCATTCTCGATACTCCTTTGGTCATAAGACCACTCTGATGATGACAGTGCTGGATCAATCACCAATCCAGTAAGTTATTCTCCCAGCACCATCACGGTTGACATTACCAAACATCAAACCATCTGTCAAACATTTAGTCGATGCTGTTCCGTGTGCCAGCGTTAGCGCCCGGCACGCAGGAACAGTTTCGACTTATACCCCTAAGCGAGCAACATCCAACATGCTCGCAGGGGGGTTTCCAAAGGGGGGATTTTCCTGACCTGTTCCCGTTTTCTTATCCTTAAGGGCGGAACAGGTCGGGAACAGGTCGCGGGAACAGGTCAAACGCCTATAAAAGGCCAGTCGGACGGTACAGTTTTGCGTTTCGTGGACCCTTGTCAAACGCGACTATTCGACTCGCTTCAAGGTCCGCAAGTGTGGCAGCCACGACCGATTTTCGACCGCCACATAACTCCGCTAGACGTGATTGTGAGATACCTGGTGAATCGCTGATGAGCTCGATGAGTTTCGCCCGAACTTCCTGTGTGATGGCTTCTGAACGCGCACCAGCGTCGAGCGTTCTGACCTTCGTGAGACCTTCCTCGTCGCGGATCTCGAATGTGACATCGATGGCGTCCTCGTCGCTGATTAGGCGTCCCTTCGTGACGTACATCCGATACAACCCGTTCGCCTGCTTCTCGACCGAATATGCCATGTCAGCAGCTGCGACAATCTCCGCAGCGCCTCGCATACCTTCATGCTTGACTGTTCCATCGGTGCCACCCTTACGGTTGTGGTGAGCGATGAGCACCGTGATGCCGACGTCCAACAATTTCTTGAACGAATCGTAGAGTCGACGCATCTGACTATTGTCGTTTTCATCGAGGCCATGAACGCGCACCAGGGAGTCAATCATCACCAGCCCGATGTCGTTCGCCTGACAGTGACGGACAACCCTCTCGACATCGAGCACATTGTCGAATCTGATGCCGACACGGTTCAGGTAGCCCATTCCCTCAGCCGAGCGCATTCCGAGCTTCCTGAGCCGCTGTAGGACCTTCTGGACGCCCATCTCTTCGTCGATGTACAGCACCTTAGTCTGCGGAATGTCAAACTCGTTCAGCCACTTGTCACCGTAGACAGCTGCGCGAATGAGATCGCACATCACCCACGTTTTTCCACTGCCCGGAGGACTGGACAAATAATGCAGACCGCCAGTCGAGAGGATGTTCGGAATCAGCCAGGACTGTGCTCCGAGTTTGCCTTCCTCGACTTCCATGCGCGTCCAGTCCCACACCTCCCATGGTGCGATGGTCTCACCGCCCGGCAGGTCATCTGGAACATTACCCTGTGCCCACTGCACCCAGAATCGTCCAGTCGTCTCGAGGATGGTCTCGTGCTCGAGTGCTGGTTCACAGTAAGTGTCAGACCACCATGTACTGAACACGTTCGCCTGGTCAATGCTGAATCGCTTCGCCCGGAGGAATCCGAGTAGTGTGACCAGCGCATTGTTTCGTCCACCGAATGGTCCACCTGATGCTGGATGCGGTTGGAACAATCGGTCCCAGTGATGCTCACCGTGAGCTACGACGCGAGCATGCGTCGACATGTCTCCGGCCACCATGAGCCGGAGATCGTCTAGTGAAAGTTCTTCCATCTAATCCTCTATTCCGAAAAGTCCTGCGTGTCCAGCGCAGTGGTTACGAGTTTACGACACTCCTCGGCATGTGCGACCATGCCCATACATCGCATCTGCTCGATGCCGACCACGGCATGGTTGAAACAATAGAGCAGGTAGTCGCCGTGTTTGTATCGACCCAGATTCCAGTTGCCCCGCTCGCGCTTCGGAAGGTCTCCTGCTTTGGCAGCGATAAGTAGACGCGACCACTCATCGCCCCATGGATGAGCGGTTTGTGTCTCCTTGACGATTCTGGAGGCTTCTGTGGGGAACTTCGCGAGTTCGACGAGTTTCGGGAGTTCGCGATTCTTCCAGTTTAGAGTTCCAGGAACTCGTAGGATTCTTGACGGGTTCTTGCACTTGATGTCTGCGGCACTCGAGAGTGAGAGCATCCATCGTTCAAGCAGCTGCACGAACTCGCGTTGTTCTGTTGGCTTAGTCCCAATACCAGCCACTTTGAGTCTTCGGTAGCAGTGGAGTCCCTTGCCTGATCTGACAGCGACTGTAACTTTATCAAGCGTTGCAGTCTGGTCCAAACCAGTAAGGTCATCGATGTCACACCAAAGTACACCAGCAGTATGGACGTCATTGTCCCTTCCTCCTTTGCGCCAGCGTGGAAGCACACCGACGTACACGTCATTACCTTCGTCGCTCCATTGGACGCACGCCTCGCCGATTCCAGTCCAGTCATCGACTGTTCGTGGAAGCTCATAAAAGCGCATCTGCACCTTGCCTTGATTCATCGTCCGAATCTCGACAAAGCCGTCGATGTATGGCTCGAACAGCCATGACAAAAATGTCACGGCCTGTGAAACTCTATTCATTTTTACCCCTTACAATGCCTGCATGTCCAAGCAGGTCCCAACACATTACCGTAAACAACCGATTCAGCCCATCGAGATAATCGACGCCTACGGCCTTGACTTCAAGCGTGGCAATGCTCTCAAATACCTTCTCCGCGCTGGTTCTAAACATGGAGAAGAAAAGACCGACGACCTACAAAAAGCCATCTGGTACCTCGTCTGTGAACTTCACGGCATCGAGCTCGCAGACGAAATCAATGAGCATATCTCAGCTCATCCCGCTTTGGATGCCTAGATACTGGCATGTGGCTTCGACTGCTTCCTCCCAGGAATACGCGACAGTCCACAGGTACGCATCACCGACAGACTCACGGAAGGCGATTTGTCCTGGCGTGAGTTTGTTTTTGCCTGCCTTCATCTCGATCCACATTCCGCAGTGCTGACCCATCTGGACCGGGACGAAGATGTCCCATACGCCAGCCTTGAGGCCTTCAGACTTCAAACGACCGGCAGTCGCCTTGCTTCGATATCCACCGTTTGGAATGGCGTGAATAGTGTCAAGGCGTGGATGTCGTCCACCCATCACTCGGCACCAGTTGAAATAAGCAATCTGATGTTCTGATTCTGTCATAGTTCAATCCCTTCCAAAGTCTCGAAGAGGACCTGCGCTTCCGGAAGTCCGCGAAGTTTCTCGAGCGCCCTCGACTGAATCTGCCTGATGCGCTCACGTGAATATCCGACCAGGAGACCAACGTCCTCGAGCGAGCGTCCATCGATGAGGCCATCAAATCCGAAGCGCAGCCGGATGCAGGCCATCTCGCGGTCTGTCAGATGTTGCATCAGTTTGTACAGCTGCGCGTAGAGTGCTTCGCGGTCGAGAGCATCACCAGGCTGAGGAGTATCGGTCGCAACGTATTCGGAGAATGATTGCCCATAGGCGTTCGGTTCATCGAGTGACTTGATGTCGACACGCTCCATCGACGTGATGTCGGAAAGATACTGAACATCCAGAGTTTTGAGCTGATGGCGAAGATACTTCGGAAACTCATCGATGCGCGACTGTATCCACTCGAGCAGTTCCGGCATCGATGGCGATTCACCGTGCTTCAGTACGTATGCCTGGCGCGAGATGCGGATGTGAGTAATCTTCGCGATGACGTGCGATGGTAGTCGAATCTCGCGACCACGATTCTCGACTCCTCGACCGATGGCCTGTCGAATCCAGTTCGTGGCATACGTGCTGAATCTGTAACCCTTGTTCGGGTCGTACCGCTGGATGGCATGATGGAGTCCGAGCATTCCGTCGGTCATCATGTCTTCGTGAGTGCATCCACGTCCCTTGAATCGTTTCGCGATGATGGATATCAGGCGCTGGTTGTACGTCATCAGTTCTTCGGTCGCACGCTTGATGTCTCTCTCGGTTCCGGCCTGCACCATGCGACCTAAGAAAAACTCCTCCTGTGGAAGGAGGAGATCTTGACCACTGGCGAGTCTACTGGAGCGATACTGGCTCCATGTGTCAATGCGCTTAGTCACGAGCGGCCATCGCCTGATGTGCACGGTGATCTGTTGAGTTCGGCGTGTTCCAGCTGTGAGCCATCGCACACGCCATCCACGTAAACATGACGACCAGGATGAAGCCACCAAGTGTCTGGATGCGTCGCTGTGTCTTTTTCCTGCGCTCACGTTTGAGCTCACGCTGGGAGCAGATTGTGCAGATGCGATGACCACGGCCATAAGGCACGACGTTCGGGCGATTACATTCGATGCAGCTGAGTTTGATGTCCATTTGAGTTTTCCTATTCCTTATTGTTGTTATTCGGGGAGTGTTTGTCCCATGCGTTTACACAGGATCCATTGAGCGACTTCGTATTCAGTCCGACCGATGGCATCAGCGATGCGCTTGATGGTCGACTGCCTGACAGCATGTCCACCGGAGAGCATCCGACAGACGGCTGATTTGTGGATGCCGAGCTTCTCAGCGATTTCCACTTGTGTATGTCCGTAAATCATGACCTCAATATTCCACACGTTGACACATTATGTCAACCCGTGCTAGGATGTTTGTGTAGTTGGACGCTACATCGGAAGGATTAGGACAATGAACCAGGAACGGATTGACCTGAAGTGGAAGTGCGGACACACCGCCTTCATCATGGTCGGATTCTCGCAGGCTGACCTGCGCTACAAAATGGCCATGATGGCCTCGACGCTCGAGATCTGCGCTAGTTGCGAGAACAAACTTGCAATCGAACGCGCGTGGAAGGTCACGCAGATGATTCTCCAGCCGACACCAGTCGCGCTGAGTGGGTCAGAGAAACAGATTGAGTGGGCACGCTCGATTCGCACCACGAAGTATGAAGCACTCGCACATGTGCTCGACTGCCTCCGCCATGCATACGAAACACGCCAGGACGAATGGCCAGCAATTGCACAAGCAATTACACATGTGGTCAATGACGTGTCTATTTGGCGGTCTTATACACAGTCCGGCGCCATCATCGACAGACGGAACATCAACTGGACGACAGCGTTTAGGAATGCGCTCAGCAGGGCAGGATTGTATTTGGGAGGATTAGGATAATGACAATGTCGGAGACAATCGGTGCAATCGCGCCGGCGCTTGTGAAGGCACAGGCGGAAATCAAACCAATCGTGAAGGATTCGACGAATCCAGCGTTTCGCTCGAAGTACACTTCGCTTGATGCCATCATGGAGGTCGTTCGACCAGTGATGGCAAAACATGGTCTGTTCGTTGCGCAGTCGGTGTTGGACACCATCGACGGAGAGCACAGCACCAGCATCACCGTCGAGAGTCGCGTGATTCACAGCTCAGGCGAGTGGATCGCCGGCGTCGTCCAGGTTCCAGTGATGCAACAGACCAGCCACGGATTCGGCAGCGCACTCTCGTATGGTCGACGCTATAGCCTCAGCGCACTTCTCAGCCTAGCATCTGACGAGGATGATGATGGCAATGGCGCGATAGGACAACAGCCACAGGCACGTCCACAGCTGAAGCCGGGACCGCCACCACAGAACACTGTTCGCAAACTTGCACCAACACCGAAGCCGATTCCCGGATACCACAACGGTTCACACTTTGTCCTGGGAGAAGAGGAGCCGAACGCATGACATCGGAGTGCTTCTACTGCGGAGCGATGTTCTGTCACTCTGCGAAAAAGGCTGGCGATCACATGCCAATACCTGAGCGAAACGGCGGCACGGACATTGTTCCGTGCTGTTCCGCTTGTCATGACATGAAGGACAGGATTCCATTACACGAATGGCATTCAATGGCATGGAAAGAAATCAATGCCGCATGGCCATCATATGGACGTTACACGCGATTGTTCCTGGCGAAGTCTCTCTCTCTCATGAGTGATTTCAATATGAGAGCCGAAGCTGAGAGACAAAAAGAAAAGGTGAAACGATGACATGGTCCAAGGCTGTTGAAGCCATGAAATCTGGACGTTGGGTCCGTAGGCCTCATTGGGCAAAACAGGACATTATTCGTTTTACTGACGATCAGGTTTTGTTCCCAGATAATAGTGAGAGACGATCTGTGCTTTTCATTGAGGAAAATAAAAGTGTTAATTTTGACTTTATTCTCAATGATGTATGTGCCGATGATTGGGTCATCAGTGAACTGATGAGAAACGAAGACGATACAAAATGGATAATCATTCCATGACCAAACTAGTATGGATAACACCCGATGCCGAAAAGGTCATCGGGTATTGTGCTCGAGTTTCGAACCCATCGAACCAGGACAATCCGGATGTCGCTCGACTGCTCCGATACTGCGTCGGACACGGACACTGGTCAATCTTTGAACAGGCCTCGATGTGCGTCGAAATAAAGACCACGCGTGCGATTGCCGCGCAGATTCTGCGACATCGTTCCTTTGCGTTCCAGGAGTTTTCGCAACGCTACGCGACAGTGGTCGAGGACATCGAGGTTCCAGCAATGCGCCTCGCTGGCGCTCACAATCGCCAATCAAGCCTCGCACTACCGAAGGTGGAAGAACTGACCAAAGAACAGCAGGACGCGCTGTATTTGGTCGGTTCTGCAATCGAGTTTTGCACCGATGTCTATCGTGATCTGATGTCGCATGGCATCGCTGCGGAGACTGCTCGCATGGTGTTGCCACTTTGCACACCGACCACGATGTATATGAGCGGGACCATTCGTTCCTGGATTCATTATGTACAGCTGCGAACAGGTGCAGACACGCAGCTCGAGCATCGCGAAATCGCACAGAGCATTCAGAACATCATGCTCGAACATCTGCCGATAACGATGGAAGCATTGTCATAGCACCATACTGGTATGGAGGTATTTACATGGCACGAAAACCAGCAGTGGATAAAGAGATCGAGCGCGTTCCGGAGAAGCCTGAAGGACTCCTGTGGTTACTCAAAGCGAGCGAGCACGAGATTCTCGAGCGTCTGCATCAGGATGGCGCAATCATCATGATTCATCCGGCGCTCGATGGCATCGTTTCCTATCGCATCGAAGAGAATCCAGCGCACGAACAAAAAGTGGTGCACGTCTGGCGTTAGATGTATAAATCATTTGCCACTGCCTCCCACAGTGGTAAACCAAATAAGTAGCAACACCAACAGAAGACCAGATGACAGCATAGCCCCTGCTCGCAGGACGAAGCCTATGATGTTCATCTGGTCTTTTGGTTTGTCAGAAATTCACGAAGCCGAAGCCGCCAAACTTGCCGAGCTCGTGCCAGTTTCGTTTTTTCGCGTACAGACCATCACCATCACGCTCGACTGAAAGTTCATCGGATGGTTCCGGCGATGTGTTTCCTTCGACCGTATACACGCCCCATTCCTCGACTCTGGTCACGATGCCGATGTGAGCGATGCGACTGAGCGCTGAGAAGTAGAATAGCGCGAGATCTCCACGACGTGGACGCATCGTGGTTGTGCCATCGCGGATGTGCTGGACAGGTAACCACAGGCTGTTATTCTTGAACCATCTCGACCAGTCTGGACAATATGCAGAACGAGGAAAATTCTCGTCGTACACGATGCCGAGCTGTGTGGCTGCTTGCTTATGGCGGAAGCGCACGTGTGCAGCACACCAAGGAGAACCAGCAGGGACAGGCGGTTTGCAGGATGCTTGATACGCCTCGACTGCCTTCCCGCGATTCTCGCCGACTTCCTGGACGCCTATGTTCGCGATGGCCAGTTCAGTCGATAACAGTGCTATTCGGCGTTCATCCATGATGTATACTCCTAACGTCCAACCGGGTTCTAAACCTAATCCTCACGCCTCCAGACCCCTTCCTGGAGGCGTTTCCTTTTTCAGCCGTCAAGCATTCCTTGACAACTCACAAGGAATCCTTGTCACATCAACTTGTAAGGATTTCTTACAAGTTCACCATTTTTTGACGTCACCAAAAAGGTCAGGAGAACGTCTCAGCATCGTCGCTCGATGACACGATGGTGATTCCATTCGTCGTGTGTGTATAAATCAGATACACGACTCCGAGGCGCCAGTAGCACGCGATCTCATCATCCGAAACATTACCTGTTACCACGTTCGACGCAGATGTGATGACGTTACCCATCGGGTCACGCTTCACGCGCTGGATGTTCGACGAGCTTATGCGGAAGAAGATATATTCCATTCCATTCGGGGAGACACAGACTGTTCCGTGTGCCCCGGTCCCGATTGTTGTTGCCACGCTGACTGTGTTCCCTTCGTCGTCGGTTGTGTACCGCTTCACTTCACCGCTGGTCGTGTCCACGATGATGATGAGACTCATCGAACCACTGTGCTTCTGATACGCCAGGCTGAGACATTCCGCGTTCGTGATCGGTGTCGTGACCTCGTCCCAGTTCGTTCCGTTATGTGCTCGCGAGTGGTACAGCTTCACGCCACCAGATGCAGTGATGACACCATAGGTCGCTTGCTGTGCTGGTGATACGTCCGCAGCGGTACAGTTTCCCGCGAGAGTTTCTTCGCGGAATACAGCTCTCTGACGCTTCGCGGAGTACATCGGATTGACACCGACACTGTTGGCACCAATCAGGATCGAGTGATTCGCTTTGCCGAGTCCGTATGGTGAGCCGGTCTGGTAGTTTCCAAGCGCGTCGAAACTCGAGTCCGTTCCCCTGGACGAACTGTCGCTCGAGAGTTGAAGCGTCACGGTTCCAGTAGTCGCCGGGTCTCCTGACGTATTGAAGACGATGCCATGCGCTGGCCCACGGAGAACAGCACCGAATGGAAGGTACAGCGCGGAGTCTGTTCCGCCATTGACATCGAACGGGTCGTACAGATCAGGGATAAAGTCGCCATTGATGGAGTCGAACAGAGTCTGCGCTGTGATGGTTCCTGTTCCAATCTCGAAGCCATATGCGAAGTCAGTTCCAGATGTCGCGTTCGGCGTTGCGAGGATTCCACCGCCATACAGCCATGTGCTGATACCGGTTCCACCATTGAGGAAACAGTCGCGCAATGGCGGTTGTGAGACGCTACAGGTACCACTTCCCGGGTACGCAACACTGTTCGTGGCAGTCCAGCCAGGATGTCGGACAATACTGTTGTCGGACGCGTTGATTTGACCAGCGAGGTCGCTGATCGAGAGTGGCGTGACACTGTACGTCGTGACACCAGTCGCACCGCCGACAGTCTTCTGCCACCAGTAGTCGCTCTCCTCTTCGTGCCTTCCATCGTTCGCCTGTTGCCAGAAGCGCCGTGAATAGTAGTATGTCGTGGTGTCGACTTCGGCGACGATGGCTGGCGTGATGCGCTCATGCTCGTATCCCAGACCACTCGGAACATAGTGTGAGTTTGTGAAGCCGTTGGTCGTGTCCTGCTTCAGCGTCGTGGTGCCAAGGTCAATCGCCCCTGTAGCGATGCGGAGACGCTGGCATGACGTAACACCCCAATATGCCGAATCGACGCTCTCTGAGCCAGCGTAGGAACTGCTGGCGGTATTCTTGCGCGGGTAAGGATTGTCCTTCCCATCAGTGAGTGGAAGCGCAGACACAGACCATGCATCCGGACTGCACAGGTCGATGGTCACGACAGCATACGATGTCGTTGCAGCTGTGATATTCCACGTTTTTGTGTTGCCATGGTAGTCGGTTATGACGAAGGTCCCCGCCACGCCTGTCCCGCTTTGCGCCTTGATTTGAATGTCAAGGTAGCGATATCCCGACATGCCTTCGTATGGCGCGAACAGTCTGTCGTTCCCTGTGCCTGCGATGCTTCGTGTCGTGGCATACGCGAGTGACCAGCCGTTGAAGCGGAATCCTCGGAACATGCACCTGGTCTCGCTTGATGCTTCACCTACAGCTGTAAGTGATGCCGAAGTGATGGCACATGAGATGCTGATTGGAACGCTATCAAGAGCAGTGGTTTTTGAATCACTAGAACTATTCTTGACAATGTCGCTGACTGAGGAATATTGATAGAAGGTGTCAGATGATGAGATAGAGCCCGTA